GCCCTGCCGTCATCTGCCCCATTGCCGCACCTCCTCTCTCAGTTGGCCATCCGGTCCACATAGCGCCGGGCGGTGTCGGCCATCATCTGTGCGTTTTCCAGCACCTCCGCCACATAGTCCGGCACCTGGACCTCCACGCCCTTCATGATCTTCCAGCTGCGCCCGTTAACGGACACGATCTGGAAATTCTCCTCATTCTTTCTGCCCCGATGCAGCAAAACGGTTTTCTTCACAGCAAATCGCTCCTTTCATCCCCCGGAGGCGGGCCGGGGCCCGCCTCCGGCCTGTGTCAGTTGGCCTTGTCCTCGCCGGAATAGGACGAACCGCACTCCACCCGCACGATATACTCGTCATACAGGATGGCGGCGGCATGGATGCCCTTCCAGCCCACGCTGGAACGCTGATCCAGGGGATCGGCGGTGCCGGAGGAACCCCTGGGCTTCACGATGACCTCGGTGCCCTCGGACAGATCCACCACGCCGTAAGCGCCCTTGCCCAGGAACAGACAGCCGTACACGGCGCAGCCCTGGCTGCCGCCCTCACCGGGATAGATCACGTCGTTGTCCGCCGCCGTCACGGCGGTGTCCAGGGTCAGCTGGCTGGCGGTATTGCCCACCACCTTGCAGCGCTTGCCGCCCACCAGCACATATCGGCCCTTCAGGGCATTGGCGGCCACGGTGCCGCCGTCAAAGCCCACAGCGGCGGCGTTTTCCACCTTCCCGTTGACGCTCAGCGTCCGGCTGTTCTTGGCCAGGTCATCGCCCCGGAAGATCTTTGCCTCGGTGGTCTCCACGAAACGCACGCCGTGCAGCTCGCCGATCTCGCCGGAAAACAGCTCCGTGGCGGCGGCGTACTGATGAGCCGCCACCCAGGCGGGGTCCTGCCGCAGGTCAAAGGCCACGCTGGGATGGAGAATGCAGACGTACTTACCCTCAAAGGTGGGGGCGTTCATCTTCTTCAGCTGGGTAGCTGCCTTGGCCACCAGCTCGCTGGTGAGCTTGCACCCCTCCGTCAGGTCATAGCGGTGCAGCACGGCGGTCTGGCCGCCGTCCGCCCCCAGCTTGGGGGCATAGATCACCTGGCTGCCCTGCTGAATTTCGTTGCGGGTCACGGTGTCCAGGGTCAGGCCCATGTTGCTGCCGTGGCGGTCGGTGATCTCCAGCACCACGTCGTCGATGGCGGTCAGATCCAGCAGATCGGACACGGTGGTATAGTCGCCGTACTGGGCCAGCTCCTTGGTGATATAGCTGACAGAGATGCCGCTGCCGTCGGGGGTCACGCCCTCGGTCAGAGGCGTCAGCGCCTTCTCGAAGGAGCCGAACTTGCGCCATTCCACGGTCTTGCCGCCGCCGGTGGGCAGGGGCTTGGTGGCGGCGAACTGGTTGTGCACCAGCTGGGGCTTGGCGTTTTCCAGAAGCTCCATGCCGTAATAGGTTTTCATCTCCGCGCTGAGACCGCCGTGACCGGTGGTCTGGGTATTGGCCTCGCCTGCAAACAGCTGCAGGTCATACAGATCGTTCATCATATGTTTTCCCCTTTCTTCATTCCACGTATTTTTCCTGTCCGAAGGTTCAGAAGCTGATCTTCTCCCCGTCCATCACCCGTTTCCGGATGTCCGCCAGCTCCCGGCTTGTGAGCTTCCCCGGGTCCGGACGGCTGACGCTG